CAAAACCGCGACTGCCGACTACCTGGCCATCATCGGGCACAACCTCGCCTCAATCGGAGCAACGATAACGCTTCAATATTCCGGCGACAACTTCAACCCCTCGGTAAACGACGCCTTTGCCGGGTTTGCGCCCTCTGCCGACACGGTCATTTTAAAGGAGTTTACGGCGCCAGGGGCCCGGCGGTATTGGCGTTTAAAGATAGAAAAGACCGGGGGCGGCTCGTTCCCGGAAGCACCCTATATGTCAATCTGCATATGGGGAATGAAGACTGAGCTCGATTATGTCACGGCCGAATTCGACCCCTACGAGGAAGAAATAAAGGCCAATGTCATCCGCGGGGACACAGGCTATGTATTGGGTGTTCATAACAAGTACCGGGAGCGCAGGATGAACCTCAGGTTCGAGGACTCGGATGACGCGCTTTACCAGAAGGTAAAAGAGTGGTGGGACGGCAGCGGCCTCAGGAACTTCTTCGTGGCCTGGGAGCGCGGCAACAGGCCCGACGACGTATTCCTCATGATGCCGGAGCCTAAGTTCAATAACCCCTTCAAGCTGACCGGAAGAAGGGATATCACCATAAACCTTATCGGAAGGAGGGACCAGTAATGCTTGCCCTTTCCGAGAAGTTTCTGACCGAGAACGCCAGGGACCGGAACACCCCGGCGCTCCTCGTGGACATCCTTTCGCACAACCTCTTTAACGAGCAGACCACGCAAGCGGACTGGGAGGCGAATTCCGGGGAAAGCAACGTGGACTATACTGCCTCCCCCGGGGACGTGGTGCTCGCCCCCGCGCCGGTCCCCAACGAAGAGCAGACCGGGCACAACGATTCAGCCTTCGTCTATTCGACCACGGGTTTGCAAGGCCCCTTCTACCACGAGGCCTGGCAGTCTTTCAAACAGCATACCAGCACGGCAAAGGTCCTCGCCTTGGTCACCGTAAAGATAACGACAGCAGGAGGGAACGGTTCATTAAAATGCGAGATCTGGTCGGCTGGCAAGGGAGGCAAGATCGGGAGCACCGCATCTCTTTCGATTCCCTATAACGTATCCAACTACGATATGACGTTCGATTTTGCGGCCCAGGGTCTTATCCTCAACAGCAATACGGAATATTGGCTTAAATTCTACGTGACCGGGACCATGGACGGGACCTCTCTGCCGGGCTGCAGCGTAAGATACAACACCTCCACGTCCAGCTACGCTGACGGCCAGTTCGACCATCTGGACCATTGGGGTACGTGGACCTATAACATGGGTGACCTGTATTTCCGGGTCACGATGACCGGGGAATATTACCAGCCCTCGGGCTACATAAGGACGCAGAGCATGGACCTCGGAGAGGTCCCGCCCGGCACCGGCGAGTGGGTGCTGGAGAATATAGAGCCTCCGGCAACGTCGATTGTCTACCAGGCCTGGGCATCGGATACAGGGGCCTTTGCCGGGGAGGAGGTCAACCTCGACACGATACAGGATGGGGACCCTATAACGGTCCTCAGGCGCTATTACAGGGTGAGGGCCGACCTTTCCACCTCGGACGCATCCTTTTCCCCTGCCCTTCAGAGCGTAAAGGCGAACTTCGAGGTCTATGACACCTACTCGGATAACATCTCACTCGGATACGAGCCTGCGGTCCTGAGCGTCTCAGCGCTCACTACAACGATAGATGTTTTCGAAAAATCGACCATCAGCCAGGTAGACCTGGCGATAGGGCTGACCGAGGGCGTCTCCAAGTGGCTCAAGACCGGTTATCCGAGGAACAAGCTCGTAAAGGTAAGGGCGGGGTTCGTCGCCCCCGGGTGGACTCAAGCCGACTACGAAAACTACTTCTGGGGGCAGGTGGAGGACTGGAGGATAGAGCCGGATTACGCAGTCAAGTTACAGGTCCAGGACTACGCCAAGGCATGGAAGGCCAGTGTCCCTGAGAAGTGGGAATCGGCGCTCGACGACGTGGCCTGGGCAAATATGCATCCGGTGGACGTCTGCCTCGATATCCTCCGTAACCACATTAACGTAAGGGACTCAAAACTCGTCCTGGGGTCGTTTGAGGCGGTCAAGGGCGCGCTTTCCGGCTGGAAGGTGAGCCGTACTGTCACCGGGGACACGGTGGACGCGGACGAGCTCCTACAGGAGCTCCGCATCCTCATGGGCTGCTACTTCATCCCCCAGGCCGACGGGAGGATACGGATTAAGCGGTGGGACCCGAACGAGGCGGCTGTCGACTCCCTCACGGACGACGACATGGCGAACGTCAGGTGGGAGGCCAACTCTGCCTCCCTCATAAACCAGACCCACATATATTACGGGTGGGACAACGACGGCGATAAGGCCCAGGACTTCACCGAGCTCAGGGTGGCCCCGGATGCCACGAGCCAGGCCAACTGGAACGAGCTCCGCATAAAGGAGATTAAGGACAAGTGGACCCGGCCCTCGGAGACAAGTCAGGTGCAGGACCTCGAGTCGAAGGTTCTGGCCAGGTTCGCAAACCCTCCCTCCGTCCTCTCCTGCGAGGTGGCCAGGTCGAGGATTTATCTCGAGGTCGGGGACATCGTGACCGTCACGACGAAGAAAGCTCCCTCCACTGACATGGGCGGCATATCGAACGCGAGATATCAGATTATAAACAGGAATCTCGACTTCAAGAGGGACGCGATAAGGCTTAAGCTTCTGGCTGTGTCCGGGGGATATTAGGGGTGCTATGAGCGAGAAGGACATCGAAGAACTCAAGAAGGTCGTCAGGGAGGCCATCCACGAGGAGCTCGGCACCTATAAGGTGGACAAGGAGCAGCACTACCAGGACCACCTTTTCCTTCGGGACCTCAGGGAGTGGTACGACGATATAAGGAGCTCCTTCTGGAAGAGCGTAGTAGGCGCCCTTGTAATGGCTTTTCTGGGCCTCCTGCTCCTGGGTTTTATATTCTGGGGAAAGGCGAATTTCAAGTGAGCGACAACTTCGAAAGGTGCTTTGTTTTCGTCCTCAGGCATGAGGGCGGGTACGTGAACGACCCGCGCGATCCTGGAGGGGAAACCAAGTACGGGATTTCAAAGCGGGCCTACCCACTGCTTAACATCAAGAACCTCTCCATCGAGGACGCCAAAATGATTTATCGCAAAGACTACTGGGACCGGGCCGGGTGCGGCGCTCTTGAGTGGCCCATGTGCCTTGTCCACTTCGACTCCTGCGTGAACCTCGGATTGTCGAGGGCAACAACGCTCAAAGGAAAGGCCTTCAACTGGACGGACTATCTATTCTTGAGGATGGAGCATTACAGTAACCTCGCCGGGTCACGTCTCGCGGCCCAGGCGTATCTCAGGGGATGGGTCAACCGGGTTCTCGATTTGTGGAAGGAGGCGAAGAATGGGCTTGCTTAGCGATTTACTTGGGGGAACGACCGCCGCCGGGGTAAGCGCCACGCTCAACGGCGTGGGAGACGCGGCCATAAAGCTAAGGGAGGCCATAACCGGCGACCTTCCTCCGGAAAAGAAGGCCGAACTTGAGCTCCGCTACGCAGAGCTCGACAAGTCCATAACCGAGGCACGCTCGAAGGTCATCATGGCCGAAACCCAAGGCCAGAGCTGGCTCCAGAGGAACTGGAGGCCGCTACTTATGCTGGTCATCATTGTAATCGTGGCAAACAACTACATCCTCTATCCTTACCTCTCAATCTTCACAGACAAGGTCAGGGTCCTCGACCTGCCGGACAAACTCTGGACGCTCATGGAGATAGGCGTGGGAGGCTACATCTTGGGGAGGACGGCGGAGAAGATTAGAGGATCGGAGTGAGGCTTTAAATAAAAATGGTAGGTCGAGCGCACCCTACGGAACTGGAGCACTAGGGTTGAGGATTGGGTCATAAAGATTTTCCGTTACCAACCACGATATATACGCCTCAACTGTTGGAGGGGGAACTGGAGATTTGTTACCTAAACTCACCCGCGGCGTCTCAATGACTACTTTTTTATAATATTCGATTGCCTCTGCCTTGGTTGGAAAGTCATCCGATCTGTGCGGCGGATAACCGGGCACATTGCGACGGATAATCACTGCCCATTCTTGTTTTTCCGGTTCGTTCGACGTCAGGCTTCTTGTCGTTACTGGGCATACCTCAAGGACAAACATTCTGTCGTCCTTTAATAGAAGGTCGAAAATCTTAGGACGCATTATCAACTCCGATGCCCACCCGCCTGGCTGGTTGAAAGAAAATTAGCCGATTAGTTGTCATTAAGGCCAGACGGCTCACGCGTATGGAGTCGTTCCTTCCATGTGCCTTCCAGACGGATAACGTCTCGGGCATCCATGTCCGGCGAAACTCGCTGTAGAATGCTAAATCGGAAGTTCCTTGGGTCGCGCTGTCTAAGCAGGCAATTTCCTCCGTGTCCACGCGCAGCGTAGTTTAACCATCTACCGAGAAGATTGCTTTCACCATAAGCAGAACCAACATAACCTTTTCCGTCAGAAATATCGAATATATAGTAAATACTGCGCCATTGTGAAAGTGCTGAAAGTGCTGATTTCCAGCGCGTCGGAAGGATGCCAAGCTCCTCCCAAGTGAATACTATCTCATCCCATTCCGGCATCGCAGCATCAAGGGCGCTGTCTTCTAGTATGGCAAGAATGGGTATTTCATTGCGATGCGCCCGACGCCACCAGGACCGTTCGGGCGGCGGCCAGCTTACTATCAGTTTGCCTTTCCAGGCAGCGTAGAAATCCGTCAATGCAAGTTCGAACCATAGAATGGATGTGCGCGATTCCTCCTTGGTAAATCCCTTCATGCCAAACGCTTTCATCTCAATATAGGCAGGGACCCGCCAGTATTCGTCGCGAGTAAGAGGCTTTGATTCCCCTATTGAATATAAACCTACGAATAGGGCTTTTCCAGGTTCATGCCCGATAAAAGACGCAACATAGCCAGCACCCTTCATGACACTCATGGCCTTCTCGAGCTTTTCGCCCTGCGTCTGTTGGTAAGCGTTGAATACATCTGGTTTCTCCGCAGCCAGCCACGGCAAAACCTTGTTGAGTTCAGGCTCGTGAGGCCTATGCCGGAACACAAGAACCTGCTGCGAATCAATGCCCTTGCTGAGAAATAGATCATTCAGGTTCATCTCGATCCTGTCATTTTGTTTTTCCCACAGCCCTGGGGAGGACGGCGGAGAAAATAAGGGGAGCGGAGAGAGTCTTAAGGTAATGATCGGCGTTGCCAACACTACACGGCTATATTTTCACCCGGAACAGCCTATAATCTGACTCAGGAAATTCTTTCATGTCAGGTGGAAGAACCCAACCGTCCAAAGGAGTGAAGATAATCATGTCGAGAAGCTGAAGTCGGAACGCCTCAAATTCGTCAAATTGATATACCGATAGATTTACTCCGGCTACCCAATCTTTAGTCGATATTCCATTCAGGAAACGTGAAAACAATAATTCGTGGCTCGTGCTAATCACAAACCACCAATGGGTCCCTCTTACAGGGTTTCGTGCAAACACTCTAGCTGAATCAAACTTCTTTTTTCTAGCATCATCAGGCGAATCTCGTGCAACCACCTCAAGCCCCATCTTAACTAACATCCTGCACACAGCAGTTGGTTCAGTCGGCTCGGCAATAATGCGCATTTGCGTAATCTTGCCTGCCTGTAAAGCTTCCTCAACTTCTGGCGATGCCGGATCAATCCCAATCTGGCCAGGTCTTAAACTTCCTTTGACAGTGCCAATGCGGGTAGACATCTTAGGAGACGTTCCCTTCTGGGTGGGGATTCCAAGAAGAACGCGAAAAGGTAAAAATGGAAAACTACTAAGAGCGAGCTTCTCGATTTTCTCACCGAAGTACTGGTTGCATTGTTTACAGACGAGACCGTCAGGAAGACACGCCCATTCCTGTCCCCCCAGAGAAGCTGGCAGGATGTGACTCACCGATGAGCCTGCGGCTGGTTTGTTGCAGAATATGCAGTTCATTTTTATATCGGTTAGCGTAACCCACCAAATCTCAGAAGTAAAGGCCCGGTTTTCATGCTGGACCTTCATCTTGAGAACGAGTCTGGGATGGCGACGGCGGAGAAGATAAGGGGGACAGACTAAAGGCTCCAAAGCACGGTAAAGCTTAGAAAAAATTCGATGTTTTTTTCTTTCCATCTTGCAGTCCGTGGTTGCAAATTTTACAGAAAAATTGTATTGTTTGGCAGGGAGTTATAGTCATGCCGCGATTGACCGATCAAGAAAAACAAGAGATAATTCGCTATGTTGAGGCAGGCAAGCCCCTGCCGGATAAGTTTCGCTTTCTGCTGTTCGAGGAAAAACGCGAGGTGGAACTGGTCTGGAACGGCAAGACTGGCGAGGTCTGTAACATCGTCCTACCTTTTCAGGTGATAGAGCAAGTGGATGAACCTCGCGCCGAGAAGCCGGAGGACAAGCCGCTAATAGGCGACCTATTTGCCACCGACAACCGTGGTAGACAACTAAAGGGCTGGACGAACAAGCTCATCTGGGGCGACAACAAGCTCATATTATCTTCCCTTAAGAATGGGCCGCTGCGCGAGGAGATCGAAAAGCAGGGCGGCCTTAAACTCATTTACATTGACCCACCCTTCGACGTTGGCGCTGATTTCAGCATGGATATCGAAATTGGTGGCGACACCTTCACCAAACGGCCGAACATCCTGGAAGAGATAGCCTACCGCGACACATGGGGCAAGGGCGCGGATTCATTTATCGCCATGATCTATGAACGGCTCGTGCTGATGCGTGATTTGTTGGCTGAGGATGGGAGCATTTATGTGCATTGTGATTGGCGTGCAAACTCACATATACGTCTCGTATGTGATGAGGTTTTCGGAAAAGACAGTTTGATCAATGAAATAGTCTGGAAACGACGATCTGGCGTCCTAGCGCAATCCAAGCAATTTGGAGTTGTGACAGACTCCATTCTGTTCTACGTAAAAACTGAGAATTACGTCTTCGCTCCACCGGTAACGAAAGAGGGTGCTGAAGATTATGTTGAAGAGCGATTTAAGTACTCAGATGACAAGGGACGTCGATACCGCTTGAGTCCAATTGTCAGTCCATCATATAGCCCGACACTAATCTACGAGTACAAGGGTTACCAGCCGCCAAGAACTGGCTGGTCTTGCTCAATCGAAACCATGAAGCGATGGGAGTCGGAAGGAAAACTGGTCTTTCCGAAGTTAAAAACTCAACGAATCCAACGAAAACAGTACTTGGACGAATGGGAAGGACGCCCAATTCAGTCACTTTGGGATTCTATCCCTCCCATTAACCCACAGGCAATTGAGAGGCTTGGTTATGCAACTCAAAAACCCGAAGCCCTTCTTGAGCGCATCATCAAAGCCAGCAGCAACGAAGGCGACCTCATCGCCGACTTTTTCTGCGGCTCCGGCACCACGGCGGCAGTTTCCGAAAAGCTTGGCCGCAGGTGGATTGCAACCGACCTCGGCAAATTCGCCATACACACCACGCGCAAGCGCATGATCGGCGTTCAGCGGCAACTCAAGGCCGAAGGCAAGGACTACCGCGCCTTTGAGGTTCTTAACCTTGGCAAATACGAGCGTCAGCACTATATCGGCGTAAACCCTAACCTCCGCGAAGCGGAGCAGGCAAAACAATTGGCTGAAAAGGAAGCGGCTTTTATTGACCTTATCTTGCGAGCCTACCGCGCCGAAAGGACGACAGGCTTCGCCACCTTCCACGGCAAGAAGGCGGGGAGGCTGGTGTCGGTTGGGCCGGTCAATCTACCTGTAACGCGCCTTTTCGTGGAAGAGGTGATCCTTGAATGCCGCAAGAAACACATCACCCGCATAGACATTCTTGGCTTCGAGTTCGAGATGGGGCTATTCCCCCACGTGCTTGAAGAAGCTCGCGCCAAGGGCATAGACATCGCCCCCAAATACATCCCAGCCGAAGTCTTTGACAAGCGGGCAGTGGAAAAGAACCAGGTGGTCTTCCACGATGTCTCCTTTATCGAGGTAAAACCGCACGTCAAAAAGAACAGCGTGGCCGTGGAGCTTACTGACTTCTCGGTCTTCTATTCGCAGGACTCCATCGCCGCCGCCGAAGCTACGCTCAAGGATAAGGCCAGCAAGATCGTAGTGGAGAAGGGGCAGATCATTAAGGTGAGCAAGGACAAAGACGGCATTATCAGCCGCGAACAACTCACGAAAAAATGGACGGACTGGATTGATTACTGGGCGGTGGATTTTAATTTTGAAAGTAAGAAGGAGATAATAAGAAAACCGAAAGAGCAAATGGCACAACAGAGACTGGACGGCGGCGTGGAGCCGACACAGTTAAAGTTTGATGATTATGAAGAGGTCTGGACAGGCGACTATGTATTCGAGAACGAATGGCAATCCTTCCGCACCAAAAAAGACCGGACCCTGGAACTGACCAGCGTATTCCATGAATGTCCGCCAGGGCGGCGGAAGCTCGCGGTGAAGGTGGTGGATATCTTCGGGAATGATACCATGACGATTGTCGAGGTGACTATATGACAAAACCGATAAATCCTAAATACCATAGACAACGATTTCTACTGGTTCTTTTAGAACTGGCAGGGGGAAAACTGTCTAAGATGGATCTTCAGAAGCTGTTATTTTTATCGCAGCAAGAGGATGAAAGCCCGTATTACGATTTCGTTCCTTATCACTACGGATGCTACTCGTTCCAGGCTCAATCAGATATTGAACTGTTAGAATCCAGAGGTTGGCTGCACACAGAGGGGAATGACATTCAATTGCTGGAAAAGTCAACCGCTGGTATGGCGAGCGATGAATTGAATAGAGCCAGCCTTTTCACAAAAAAATATAAAGACTACAGAGGAACCGAATTAGTGCGTCATGTGTATGAGCGTTATCCCTACTATGCCATACACAGCAAGATTGCAGAAAATATTCTGGAGAAGCATTCGTATGAAGCCGTTATCCATGCAGGGGAAAAATTAAAGTCGAAGGCTATGGAGCTTTTTACTATCGGCTACGAAGGGCTGTCTTTCGAGAAATATATCAATAAGCTGATTTGTCATGACGTGCGCCTTTTGTGCGATGTCCGGAGAAATCCCTTAAGCAGAAAGTTTGGTTTTTCAAAAGGTAGTTTGAGCCATCTCTTGCCGAAACTGGGCATTGATTACATCCATATTCCTGAATTGGGCATAGCCTCAGAAAATAGAAATGATCTCGAAACGGAGTCTGATTATGCGCAGCTTTTCGATGCCTATAGAAAATATTTGCATCAGAAAAAGGAAAGCCTAAAAAAACTTAGCGAATTGTTTGACCAGTTCAACCGTATTGCGTTGACCTGTTTCGAGAAACAGCATGACTCGTGCCACCGGCATTGTATCAGTGAATATATGGAGCATGCCAAGGGCATCGAGGCCATTCATCTATGAGTGCTGTGCGACGGCTGTTCATTACTGTAAAAACCTACCCCACTCTTTCAACGAAATATGCCGAGCTGGTTTGCACGGCGGGCATTCTTGACGATGGAAGCTGGGCTCGTGTTTACCCCCTGCCGTTCAGGAATTTGGATTATGAAAACAGATACATGAAATACCAATGGATGGAACTACCTTTAGTAAGGAACTCCAGCGATCCCCGGCCGGAGAGTTATAAGATTACGGATATTTCCAAGCTTCAGTTAATTGACAAACCCGTGGGGACAGAGCAGGCATGGGCTGAACGGAAAAAAATTATTTTTGCGAAAAACGAGGTTTACACGGATTTAGCCGCCTTGATAAAAAAGGCCCATAGCAATAAACTTTCACTTGCGATCTTCAAACCTGCGGAGTTGGTAGAATTCGTGGTTGAGCAAACAGAGCGCGAATGGGACCAAGACAGCCTGAAAATTCTAAAAGCAAAGGCAAGTCAGCTTTCCTTATTCCAATCAGAAGATGAAGTTAAAAAGGAGTTTTTAATAGTTAAAAAGTTGCCGTATAAGTTCTCTTACCGATTCAAGGACTGCACAGGGAAAGCAAGCACACTGATGATTGAGGATTGGGAAATAGGTGCTTTATTTTGGAATTGCCTTAAGCAGTCTGAGGGTAATGAAGATAAAGCGCTTGAACTTGTCAGGAAAAAATACTTCGATGAATTTTCCAGGAAGGAACTTTTTCTTTTCTTAGGAACAACTCGCCAATTCCACGGCTGGGCAAAGAATCCGTTTGTTATTATTGGCGTGTTTTATCCTCCCACATCGCCACAACTATCTTTGTTATAGGAAGATACTATTATGGCACTCCATCCTCACTTTCCCATATCACCCCACGCCATCCTCGACCCGGCCATCCGCTGGTTCCCGGCAGATGAAGCTCTTCGGGATACAAGCTCTGAAAAACTGATGCCACCGCTGGTGGCACAGCTACGCAAAAAAGTAAAGGAATGGCGGGACAGCGGCTATACGGGGGCAACGGATACGAGCAAGAGCCTGCTGAACTGGTGGTTCAAGACACCGCACCTACTTCCCCAGGCAGACGGCACAATGGCCGAGTTTCGGTATTACTTTGCGCAACGCGAGGCACTGGAGACCATCATCTACCTGTATGATGTAGTTGAGGTGAAGGACAAGTTCGACCTGATGCGCTTCGACAGCTCCGGCGCGGTCTCGGCGGGGATGTTTGATGAGACATGGCGACGTTTCGTGGTGAAAATGGCAACTGGCTCCGGCAAAACCAAAGTAATGAGCCTGGCGCTGGCCTGGAGTTTTTATCACAAGCTGTACGAGCCTGATTCGGGGCTGGCCCGCAATTTTCTGGTTATCGCCCCCAATATTATCGTGCTTGACCGCATATATAAAGATTTTAAGGGCCTACGCATCTTTTTTGAGGACCCGATCATCCCGGACAACGGCGTTGACGGGCGCAACTGGCGCGACGATTTTCAACTGACCCTGCACGTGCAAGACGATGTGCGCGTTACCCGCCATGCCGGTAACATCTTTCTGACGAACATCCACCGCGTATATACCGGCAACGAAATTCCCCCTTCGCCAGATGATGAGGATACGATGGATTATTTCCTCGGCAAGCGGCCCAGCGGTACGACCACTGAATCCAAGGTGGATTTGGGCATGATCGTGCGCGATATTGACGAACTGATGGTCTTGAACGACGAGGCGCACCATATTCACGACCCTCGGATGGCGTGGTTCAAATCCATCGAAGACATCCATAACCGTCTGAAGCAAAAAGGGTCCGCACTTTCTCTGCAGGTGGACGTTACCGCAACGCCCAAACACAACAACGGCGCGATTTTCGTTCAGACCGTAGCCGATTATCCACTGGTAGAAGCCATCTCACAAAATGTAGTCAAGCACCCGGTCCTGCCCGATGCCGCCAGTCGTGCCAAGCTGGAGGAACGCCAGAGCGCCAAGTATACCGAGAAATATGCCGATTATATTCACCTGGGCGTGATCGAATGGCGGAAGGCTTATGCGGAACATGAAAAGTTGGACAAAAAAGCCATTTTATTTGTAATGACCGACGACACCCGCAATTGTGATGATGTGGCCGAATACCTTGAAGCTAACTATCCCGATATGAAAGACGCAGTGCTGGTAATTCATACCAATAAAAACGGTGACATTTCCGAATCGACATCTGGCAAGAGCAAAGAGGAATTGAATAAGCTTCGTGCGCAGGCCAATGAGATTGACGGAATGGACAGCCCATACAAGGCCATCATCTCCGTGATGATGCTCAAAGAGGGCTGGGACGTGCGTAACGTTACAACCATTGTGGGCCTTCGCGCCTATTCCGCCAAGAGCAATATTCTGCCAGAGCAGACCTTGGGGCGTGGCTTGCGCAAGATGTACCCCGGCGGTGTGGAAGAATACGTCAGCGTGGTTGGCACGAACGCCTTTATGGATTTCGTGGAATCCATCCAGGCTGAAGGTGTTGTGCTGGAGCGCAAACCGATGGGCGAAGGCACCCAGGCCAAAACTCCACTGGTGGTGGAGATCGACAAGGAAAACGCCAAAAAAGACATTGAGGCGCTGGACATTGAAATCCCAGTGCTGACGCCGCGCGTTTACCGGGAATACAAGAACCTGTGCGCGCTGGACATTAGCGCACTGGGGCATAAGCATGTGACCTACCAACAGTTCAGTGAGGAAGAACAGCGGGAGATTGTTTTTAAGGACATTACCACAGGCGAGGTGACGCACACCACCATACTCGACACGGCTGGTGTTGCTGATTACCGCAGTGTAATTGCTTACTTCGCGCAGACCATCATGAGAGATCTGCGCCTGGTCAGCGGCTACGACGTGCTGTATGGGAAGATCAAGGCGTTTGTTCAAGAACAGTTATTTGAGCGCACGGTGGAACTGGAAAGCCCTAACACGCTTCGCAACTTGTCGGAGCTGGTTGCCACCAAAACCCTGGTAGAGACGCTCAAAAAGGCGATCAACTCCCTTACAATCCAGGACAAGGGCGATGCCGAAATCCGCGATACCATTAAGTTGAGGCATACACGCCCATTCGTGACTAAGGATCAGGGATATCTCATACCAAAAAAAAGCGTCTTCAACCGCATCATCGGAGACAGCCATTTAGAGTTAATCTTCGCCAACTTCCTGGAAAACTGCGATGACGTAGCTTCCTATGCTAAGAATTATATGGCGGTTCATTTCAAGGTAGACTATGTTAACGCGGACGGTGACATCTCAAACTACTACCCTGATTTTCTGGTAAAGCTGGCCAACAAGCGGATTTTCATTGTTGAAACCAAAGGTCAAGAAGATCTGGATGTGCCCTTGAAGATGCAAAGGCTGCGGCAATGGTGTGAGGATGTCAATCGGGCACAGTCAGACGTTCAGTATGATTTTGTTTACGTGGATCAAGAAAGTTTTGATAAGTTCAAGCCCACCTCATTCCGGCAATTGATTAGTGGTTTCAGGGAATACAAAATGAATTCTTAAGTACCGAAAACGCCCCCAGTTGCTTCCTATGCTCAACGAGTTTCATGATAGGCCGTAATGACCGCTCTGTGACTACGGACCTCCGGGTCGCTTCCGGCATGGCGAGTATATACTTCCGGATATCCGGGGCGAGGTTGAGTAGGTCCATTATCTGAGTCACACGGGCGCGGGAAAGCCCTTCGCGTCTGGCTATGTCAGCCTGGGTGACGCCTTCGCTTTTCCCTGATTCGAGAAGTTCCTTCCACTCCATTGCCTTCCTGAGCAGTTCAGCCACCCTTGGCGTCTTGGGTTTTTTCTGAGGTCTTGGTTTTGAAAGCCGAGGCGGCACTGCGTTAACCACCCCGCCAGGTAACACCTGCCGCTTGATAGTTCCTATGTTTCCGTTCTCGAACGCCCCCTTTGGGCCAAGGGCTATCTCCACGGTCTGCTCCTGGTGAGTCGAAAAATCGCTGTTATCTTCTGGAGTTACGTGGACGATGCGGAACCAGACTTCCGGCTCGGCTATCTTACTGCGGTTAGTAAGACGGGAAACTTGGGGAGCCAGTTCATACTATCCACTGCGAAATCGCCCAAGTGGTTGACGGCAGTGGGTTTTATATACATTTCCGACGTGGGTCTCGCATAGAGGCCCATTTTTATTTTCTCCGGCGTCCAGATTATCCGGTGGACGTGGAGCCGCATGAGATCCTTCCTCTGCTTCGGGGTGGCAACCTGCCATGCCTGCTCGAAAAATCCCAGCCCCTCGCTTACAACCTCCGCACTTATAGTCCTGTTTTTAAGCTCTCTGGCCTCAAGCTCGATCCTCTCCAGTTCCCCTTCTATCTCTTGCTTCTGAATCTCAAGGCGTTCGATCTCTGTCGAAAGGGCCGCCGAGCCTTTCCCTTGGGCTATGAACTTGACGATGTTTGCGATCTCCTGCTCTATAGGAGCCAACGCCCTCTTCTGGATATTTCGGCGCTCTTCAAGGATTTTCCTTTCCTTCCTTGATGCAGTATCCGCCTCGTCGAGAATTTCCGTAAGGAGGTTTTGGTCTTTGCTCATCTCAATAAGGCGTCTGGCGATTACTTCTTCGATGTCTTCGGCGCTTACCCGTTTCATCTTACACTCATCACCGCCGTTATGCACCTTAGTACACTGGTAATAGAAGTACGTCCCGTTCCTTCCGCCTGAGTAAGTTGGGGTAAGATACCCACCACACCATCCGCACCGTATAAGACCTTCCAATAAGAACGTATGCATCTTTTGTTCTCTCGGCTTAGCCCTTACAACCCGATTCGCCCGCATCTGGTCATTTACATCCTGCCATAGCCGTTCGTCAATGATGGCATCATGCTTTCCATCGAACAGGCTGTCATAGTGGGTCACCTTTCCTATGTAAACAGGATTTTGGAGGATATGGATAACGGCGCACTTAGTGAATTTCTTGTTACCGTGGATGTGCCCTCGCCTTGATTGGTAGGATTTTGTCCGATAGCCCATCTCGTTCAACTTCTGAGCCGTCCGCCTGAAGGAGCGGAGTTCCCTGTATGTCTCGAAAATGAGGCGGATGAGTTTGGCCTCCTCGGAGTTTACCTTGAGCACCCCCCTGTTTTCAGGGTCTATATCGTAGCCGAAGACCTGTCCTCCATTTCTAAGGCCCTGCTCCGCCCGCCACCTCATCTTTTCCTTCGTCCTCTGGGATGTCTGCTCACGCTCGAGCTCAGCCACCGCAAGGGTCAGCTTCAGTCCGAAGCGGCCCATCGGGGTCGAGGTGTCCCAGTTCTCGCTAAGAGATACGAAGGTCACCTCGTGGGCTTCGAGGAGTTCGTGGAGTTTGTAGAAGTCCACAAGCGACCGGTGGACCCTATCTATCTTTGTGCAAAGAAGGACATCTATCTTTCGGTTCTTGATGTCCTTAAGCATCCGCTGGTATTCCGGCCTATCCGTGTTCTTGCCTGATCTCCCCTCTTCCCGGTAGACCTCGGCCACACACCATTCTTCGTCACCGTTGCTGGATTTTATCTCAGTGTACTTGGTAAGGGTGCTTTGCTGGGTATCCAGCGAGCCCTCTTTTATGATGGCCTGCATTTCCGTGGAAACGCGGAGATACAGGCCACAGGCCCTTCTAATCTTCTGGACAACCTCGCTCTTTTTTCCCATGAGTTCCTCCTCTCTTATAGCGCCTGTCTACACCCCATTTGTTTCAAACAGGGGGGCAACCCTACAGCGAACCCCGCGATATATCAAGCGAATTATTTTTATTTTTTTTAGCAGTGAAACATTTCGGCCATATCGAGGCGCTCTGTATATATAGGCAAGAACAAGGAGGCCGGTATGGGGTTGGATATCAGGATACAAGCGGAGCAGTTCCTTGATTACTTCTCCAAATTCAAGGGAGAGGGGTTCAACAAAATCTTCGGGTACTGGGCCGAGAGCAAGGACTTCGATGAGGAGACAAAAAAGTCCATCCGCATGGAAGTAGACAAAATTCTTATACAAAGAAGGCCGGGCTGAAACATGGACAAGTCCCTCTACACACACCAGCGCGAGGCAATCGACTTCGCCAAGAAGAACGACGGCAACTGCGCCCTCTTTCATGACCCCGGTCTCGGCAAGACGAGGACCTGCCTTGAGATATTCAACCGCTTAAGGCAGACCGACCCCGGCCTCAGGCTCCTTGTGGTCTGCCCGCTTTCGCTGGTCAACTCGGCCTGGGGCGAGGATATCAAGAGGTTCACAGACTTAACTTATACGCCTTTCAAGGAGATGAAGGCCGCAGTGCCGGACATCGTGGTCATCAACTACGAGTCACTCATATCGAAAAAGTATCTTCCGGGGATTCTGAAACTAATCCGGAGCCATGACTTCATATGTGTCCTTGACGAGAGCTCGCGGCTCAAGAGCAATAAGAGCAAAACAACCGAAACGCTTCTGGCCCTCGCGGATAAGTTCAAGTACCGGATTATCGCCTCCGGGACCCCCATGCCAAATAGCGAGCTCGAACTATGGGGGCAGATTAGCTTCATACAGCCTGACGTATTCCCCAGTTCATTCTACGCATTTAGAAACACCTACTTTCATCTCGAGCGTAACGGCAAAGTCATGCACATGAACGGCCAGCGCCTGACCGGCGCGGATATGCGCAGGTTCCTGACCACCGGCTGGCATTACGAGATTACCAAGGATAATCGGCGGTTGCTCATGGAAGAAATTCAGCCGTTCACCCACTGGGTAAGAAAAGAGGACGCCCTTGACCTGCCGGAAAAGGTCGACCAGATACGCGAGGTATTCCTCAACGACAAAGAGCAGAAGGCTTACGACGAGATGGAGGAGCATCTGGTAACCGAAATCGAGGGTGAGGAGATAGCCGCGCAGGTGGCATTGGCCAAGCTCATGAAGCTCCGCCAGGCGACCTCCGGTTTCTTTTACAACAGGGAAGGCGACAGCGTCGAAATAGGCAGCTCGACGAAGCTCAAGGAGCTTGAGGGAATCCTGGAGGAACTCGGCAACCAGCCCGTCATCATTTGGGTCCAATTCCGGCATGAGGTGGAGGCCATTGAAAAATTCATCAGGGAAAAATACGGCTCCGACCAGGTGGCTACGCTCTACGCCGGGACCAGGGACAAGGAAGACTCCATAAACAGGTTCAAGAACAACCGGGTCCGCTACCTGATAGCCCACCCCAAGTCCGCGGCCCACGGCCTCACCTTTGTCAACTGCAGCGTCATGGTCTTCTACAGCCTCGACTATTCATTCGAGACGCACGCTCAGGCCAGGGACCGGATACACCGCATCGGCCAGAAGAACAGCTGTTTGTATATCTACATCATGGCGCAGGGCACAATTGACGAGGTGCTCTTAAAGGTACTGCAAAGGAAACAGAGCTTACAGGAGGCCGTACATGCCCTTGTCAGAGACGCGGCTAAAAAACAAGGTCATCGGGTTCATAAGAAAAAACTATCCGACTGCGTGGGTCTATAAGGCATGCGACCGCTTCACGTCGGGGATACCGGACCTACTGATCTGCAAGGAGGGGGAGTTCTATGCTGTCGAGCTTAAGGCAGGCTCTAACAAGTCTACACATATTCAAGACCATGTTCTTCGTAAAATTCGGGACGCTGGCGGGCAGGCGGCAGTCTGCAGAAGCGTCGAGGACGTCAAACGATTCATCGAGAAAGGAGGTGATGGCGATGCTTAAGGTCGGGGACAAGATAGTCGTATCCGCGAAGGTCACTCAGATAATCGAGGACAAGCACGGTATTCGTTACACAGTCGAACCTCTCAGCAATGGCGACGCATACCAGAACATGAAGATTTCGAAGGAAGACATCAGATCCATAGTCGAGTAAACGAAGGAGGAAGTCAAATGTCAGACGAGAAAGCGACCGAGAGGGATTTGGTCCTTCGGTTCAAGCGGGCCAAGGAGAGGCGGGACGATCTGAAAGAGTGCCTCCAGAACGCCCAGGAGGAATACGAACAGTCCGAATCCCGTCTCATCGAGTTTCTGGAGGCGCATTCCGCGGTATCCACCGCCAGGTACGAGGGACTGGGATACGCGCAGATGCAAAAACCGAGACTCTATGCAAGTTGCAGACAGGAGAACATGGAAAGGTTGCTCGCGTTCCTGAACGAGCAAAAGCGCGAGGACTTGATCAAGACGACCGTCATGCCTCAGAGCCTGTCGAGTTTTACGAGCGAATGCATAGAGCATGGCATTGAGCTTCCGGATTGCATCACCTATTACCTGAAGCCGTCGATACGGCTCTACAACAACTAAGGAGGCATGACCATGGCAAACGAGCTTGCAGGAAAAACGGAGTCGGCATTGGCCGGAGGTTCCAGGCAGAGGGGGTTCGAGAGCGGCATCACACAGGAAGACCTCATTATACCCCGCGCCAAGCTCATCCAGGCTCTATCGCCCGAGATTACCGAAGGGCTCGGCGTTAAGCCGGGCGCGATAATCAATTCCCTGACCAAGGAGGTGCTGCCCGATGAGTTTATTCCGGTATTCATGTTCAAGAACTTCATACGCTTCAACCCGCGCAGCAAGGCCGACCCCAGCTTCGACCCGGCTTACGAGCCGGGGGCGGTCATCTGGAAGTCAACGGACCCTGAGGACCCGAAGGTCGTTGCCGAGACGCGTTTTGGGCCGAACGGGGAGAAACCGATAGCGACTACGTTCATTAACTTCTTCTCGTACTTCCCGGGCGTGCCCATGCCGGTCATCGTTAGCTTCTCGAAGACCAGCTACAGGGCCGGGCGCCAGCTCCTTTCACTGGCAAAGTTCTGCGGGGGGGACATGTTCTCAAGGAAATACAGGCTCATGTCCCTGATGGAGACTAATGACATCGGCACCTACGCGGTTTTCAAGGTGGTTCCGGTCGGCAGCACCACCCCTGAGGATTACAGCCTCTGCGAACGGTTGTGGAACGACTTTTCCGCCAAGGCCAAGGACATCCAAGTCCATGAGGAGACTACAGACGACACCGGCGACGGGACGCCGTTTTAATCATGGACCTATTTGACTTTGCCGGGAAGGACGACCCGCCGACTGGGGCCAATACTGTCCCGCAAGAGAAAGCGGCTCCGGCGCGGATTGCGGCTCCCGTTCGCAAGGAGAAAAGGGATCGGCCCTTCATCGACAACGATGGAGGGCTGGTCATCCCCTTCGATAGCGATAAGAGGTACCACTGGTGGGCCGGAGGCCAGAGCGCAGAGGAAACGTTAAAGGAGATTTAATGGCAACGGCCGCCGAGATAGCTGAACGTATAGGGGCAAGGAAGGCTGGGACGAGTTTTATTGCACGGTGCCCCGTCCCTGGACATGGAAAGGGGCGCGGCGACAGAGACGCAAGCCTGAGTATTTCCGAAGGTGCCGGTGGCAAAGTCCTTCTCCATTGCCATGCCGGATGTTCATTCGAAGCCGTAGCCGAGGCCGTGGGACTGGACAAACCCAGTTCCTTTCCCGCGAAGACCAAGAGCCCGAGCCCTGCACCAATGCAACCGCAGGGTATACCCGACGTCATTTACGATTATGTGGATGAAGGGGGCGAACTCTTGTATCAGGTTTTGAGGTATGGCCACGGGACCGGTAAAACCTTCAAATACCGCAGACCGGACGGCACGGGCCGCTGGATATGGAACCTCGATGGCGTGAGACGGGTGCCTTACCAACTGCCGGAGGTCTTAAAAGCCGATGCCATCCTTATCGTCGAGGGAGAAAAGGACTGTGACGCGCTGGTTGGGCTTGGATACTTTGCCACGAACTCGAAAAACTGGCGCAAGGAATGGACCGAATTTTTCACTGGCAAGACCATCTTTATAATTCCTGATAAAGATGAACCGGGCCGGAAGACAGCGCACTCCGTCGCTACTTCGTTAGACGGCACAGCCAAGGCGGTACATATCTTGGAACTTCCAGCAGACCTTCCCCCCGGCGGCGACGTATCGGATCTGATATCCATGAAGGGTGGAGATGGCGCAGACGAAGAACTGACGCGGCTGATAACAGAGGCCCCATCAACGCGACTTGAAACCCCTTTCGGGTCCCCGGCCCCTATCGGCGTATGGCTCGATACAGAGCCCCCGCCTATAGATTACCTTTTCGAAAATCTGCTCATTAAGGGCATCGTGGGGGGCATTTTCGCGCAGGGCGGCACCGGCAAGACCTACCTGATAGTGTGCCTCATGCTCTCCGCCGCGCTTGGTCTGCGGTCTTTCAGTACCTTCCGGCCAACGCGCTCGATGCGGGTGCTCGGGCTTCTGGGAGAAGACCCACCGGGCATGATCCACAGGCGGGTAAGAAGCATCCTCGGCGAATTCGGGGACATAGACAAAGCCATGCTTGTCGATAACCTCCGGCTTTATTGCGGCAGTCCGGGGCCATTGATGAAGCTTGACGGCAATAACCCAAGCAGGGCCGATGCCTTTGAATGGCTCAAGGGTGAGGTGGAGGATTTCCGGCCTGAACTCGTCGTAATCGACCCTAAGTCCATGTTTTACGGGCTGGACGAAAACTCGAATGACCACTGCACACAATGGGTCAATACGCTGAAAGCGCTCACCTTGAACGGCGCGACTGTGTTGTTTAGCCACCATGTCACGAAGGCCCTGAGCGGCGCCCTTGAGCTCACCGGGGCCCGCGGGGGCTCTTCCCTTGTGGACGGCTCGCGTTTCGCTGCGAACATGAGGCATCTCACGGAAGACGACGCAAAGAAGTACGACATCGACGAGCCCTGGCGGTACGTCGAGTTTAAGGTCACAAAGAACTCATACGTACCCAAGTTGCCGGGCTCGGTATTCTTCAGGTTCACACAAGACGGCGCGCTCGAAGAGGTGGACCTGAAAGCCACCCGGGAGTCAGCGATGGTCGACGAGCTCATAGCGGCCCTCAATACCGAGGCAGCGGACGGAAACTTTTACACGGTCCGCGAGGCGGCGCGCTCGAAGGCGTTACTTCCAGACGCTACGGAACGAGATAGGAATCACGCCGTCGAGCTGGCCATCAAGTCGGGGCGGCTCACCACGGAAATGACGACTGGTAAAGGCCGTCCGAAGGTCGCGTTAGTATCCGATAAGGGACTTTCTGCGAAAGCCGCACAAAATGACTTCGCAGAAAGTTAAACGTGAACAAAAACAAACACTTAGGACTTTTGGCGAAAATGTGAAGAGATACTTTTGGCGAAAGGCTCGCAAGTTATTGAAAATATTGAGAAATACTTTTGGCGAAAATGGCCCCCTAAAGGGGGGGGGAAATCCTCGCACCCTTAAAGGTGCGAGGGGATTTCCCCCTTATCCCCGTCGGCTGAAGGAAGCGAGGTCAAGCCGTGATTGACATGAAAGTGCAACCCATATCGACCGCAGTCGGGAAAAGGTTCGTGGCCCAACACCATTACGCCGTCATCTGCCCGCCCATAACGAAGCTCTCACTGGGCCTCTTCGCAGGCGACGACCTGGTCGGGGTGGCGCTCTGGGGATACGGGACGCGGCCCAGGCACACGATAAAGAGGATTTTCCCCTCCCTCGACGTGGGGGACTACCTCGAGCTCAACCGCCTGTGCGTCCTCGACTCCATGCCCAGGAACACGGAGAGCTTCTTTTTAGGCATGATGGCCGCATACATCAGGGAGCATTTGCCGGGCGTAAAGCTCCTTTTCAGCTGGGCCGACGGGCTCCGGGGAAAGCCCGGATATGTCTACCAGGCATCCAACTGGCTCTACGGCGGCCACATCTGGTCGGAGTTCTACATGACCGGGGAAGGCGAGGTCGTACATCCGAGGCTCCTCATCACCCGGTACGGCACCCGGAAGAAGTCCGTGACGCTCGCGCTCGGGCTTTCGAAGGTGCGCGGCTACCAGTTCAGGTACCTGAGGTTCCTATGTTCGCACGGGGAGAGAAAGAGGCTTCTGAGGGAGTCGCCGTTTGATTGGTCTTTGGGTTACCCGAAGCGGAAGGACTTGAAGTGGGTCATCGAGGCGGAGGAGGGCTCAAGAGAGAGCCGGGAGCTACCCAGGCTCCAGGGGTCGGGGCGGTTCCGGCACTCCGCTCCAGTCAAGGAGAGTATATGCAGTTTGAGGTAAAGGGGCTCAAGGAGCTGAGGGAAGCCCTTGATCCCAAGAGGTACAAGAAGATTGCCACGCGGGTGCTCAACAAGCTCGGCTCGCAGACCAAGACCGCCGTAAGCCGCGAGGTCCGGAACACCTACAACATCAAGCGGGACCGCCTGGACTCCGGGTTCTACATGAGACGGGCAACGTGGGAGAACCTTGCCGTGCTCCTTAGGTACAGGGGGAAGACGCCGGGACTTCAGCACTTCGACGCCCGCAGGACCAGCAGGGGCATAACCGTGAAGGTCAGGAAGTCCAGCGGAAGGAAGGTGGTACGGGACGCGTTCATGCCCAAGAGGATTATCGGTGTATATAAGCGCGAG